TGGCGAACGTCGCTTCGCTGCCCGCGCCTATTGGTGGCTGGAACGCCCGTGACTCACTCGCCAACATGGCTCCCACGGATGCCGTCACGCTAGATAACCTGTTCCCCGGCGTTTCTAACGTCAATTTGCGTGGTGGGTACGTCAAACACGCCACCGGCTTGCCGGGACAGGTCGAAAGTCTGTTTAGCTACGCTGGAGCGGCTACCAACAAACTGTTTGCCGCGTCAGGAACGGGGTTTTACGACGTAACCTCCGCAGGCGCGGTGGGTGCTGCGGTCGTTAGCGGCTTGACTAACGCTCGGTGGGAGTACATTAACGTAACCACCCCCGGTGGCAATTACATGATGTGCGTCAACGGGGTCGATAAGCCCCGTTTGTACAACGGCTCCACATGGGTTGCGCTAGATGGGGCGTCAACGCCTGCTATTACGGGCGTCACAACCACGACGCTTTCCAATATCACGCTGTTTAAGAACCGCGTTTGGTTCATCCAAAAGGATACCCTTAAGGCGTGGTACTTGCCGACCCTTTCGGTGGGCGGTGCAGCGCAAGAACTTGACCTGTCTGCCGTTGCCAAGCTCGGCGGTACGCTGGTAGCGGTCGGAACGTGGACGATTGACGCCGGTTACGGTGTGGATGACAACCTCGTGTTTGTCACCGACAAGGGCGAAATCATCGTTTATCGTGGCACCGACCCTTCTAGCGCCTCCACATGGGCGCTAATTGGTGTTTGGATGGTGGGTGCGCCTATCTCTAAGCGCTGCATGATGAAGTACGGTGGCGACTTGCTGTTGTTGACGCTTGACGGGCTATTCCCGCTCGCATCAGCGTTGCAGTCGTCCCGTCTTGATCCAAACGTGGCGTTGTCAGACAAGATTCAAGGCGCGTTTGCCGCTGCTGCCCAGAATTACAAGAACAACTTTGGTTGGGGCATGATTTACAACGCAAATAACAATGCGTTGATCGTGAACGTGCCGGTTGCCACGGGCGCACAAGAGCAATTCGTGATGAACAACATTACGAAGGCTTGGTGCCGGTTTACGGGCTGGAACGCCAATTGCTTTAACCTGCTAGGTGATGATCCGTACTTTGGTGGCAATCAGTTTGTCGGCAAGTGCTGGACGATTGGCAGCACCGGCTATGTTGATGACACCAACAACATTGACGGTCGGGCCTTGCAGGCGTTTAATTACTTCGATTCGCGTGGCGTGAAGAAATACTTTACCCGCGCACGGCCTAGCTTGTTCAGCAATGGACAGCCCGCCATCAATATCGACATTAACGTGGACTTTGACCTTGCCCCTTCTACGGCGGCGTTGGCGTACTCGCCATCGACGTATGGCACATGGGATGTGTCTACATGGAACAACGGTATCTGGGGTCAGGACACGATTATTAGCAACAACTGGCAGGGCGTAACCGGCATCGGTTATTGCGCTGGTATCCAGCTAAACAGCACTAGCAAGAACTTGCAGTTGCAATGGGCTTCCACAGATATCGTGTATCAGATCGGATGGGCTGGCATATAGAAAGCAGCCCCGAAGTGGGCGAATGGGTGTGTATGCATACGGGCGGTGGCTATCACGACGCCCGTTCTAACGCTCTTGGGCTGCGTAACAGCGAGGGCGAGTTGGTGGCTGGTGTGGTTTACGAGAACTGGAACGGTCGTTCCGTCGTATGTCACATTGCGTTTACAGGCCGCCTAACGCCCGCCTATCTTGCCGCCGTATTCGATTACCCCTTCAATGTCTGTGGGGTTGACAAAATTATCGCTCCCGTGTCAAGCGGGAATAGCAAAGCATTGCGATTAGTGGGTAAAATGGGGTTCACCGAGGAAGCGCGTATCCATAACGCCGACACCGCCGGGGACATCGTGTTTTTAACAATGGCACGGGAGTCGTGTCGGTATTTAGGAAGGCGTTATGGGCAAAAGTTCACCGAAACCACCTCCGGCACCTGATTACGCCGCTGCGGCACAAGCGCAGGGCGCGGCGAATCTGGAAGCTGCACGGCTAACTGCTCGCATCTCCAACCCGAACATCAACACGCCCTATGGTGGGCAACGGGTTAGCTTTGGCAAGCCGACGACCAACGAGACGGCTTACAACCAAGCAATGGCGGCCTACAACAAAGCCCTTGAAGCTCAAAAAGCCTACAATGACCGCCGCGCACAGACCCCGAGCGTATCGCCGGGTCAATTCCCAACCACCGGCCCATTGCCGTCACAGCCAACCGTCCAACCAACCGTAGGCGGTGCCGTTGGCGGGCCGCCGGGGTTGCGTAGCCCAGAAGGATTTGAGCCGCAGTACGGCGGTGCGTTGCAAGAAGATCAGTTTGCCCAAATGGGCGTATCGGACAACTTCCAATACGATCCAATGACGGGCGGCCCGATTGCGCGAACGGGCGGCGAAACGCAGCCCACAATGGGCGGCTTTGGCAGCCCCGGTGGTTTGCTCGGGATGCAACCCGGTTACAACGAGCCGACTCCTGATTACAGCCAATTTGGCGTTCAAGGTTACACGCCGTATGTGAACGAGAAAGGCGAACTGGTCGCACCGACCCGCGAGCAGTTTACCTCTATGACGGACTTAGATACGCCGTTCATTGAGCAATTTCTGTCACCCGAGCAACAGAAGATTTTGGAGGCCCAACAGCGAGTTGACCTTGGGCTTGCCGGTCTTGGCGAAACCGCTCTAGGAACCGCACAGCGCGTTATAGGGCAGCCTTTCAATCCCAACCTCCGTGACCTGCAAACGGAGCTTGGCGGTTACGGTCAGGTGCAAGGTGCGCCTGATTTGCTGGGCATGGGCCGTGCGAACGCAGACGTACAAGCCGGGCAGCTTCCGCAACTTGATTTGTCCCAATTTGGCAGAGCGCAAGGCAATGTAATGCCGCAGCGCGTTTCGTATGGCCCGATGGAGGGCCAATACGGTTATGCACAAGGCGGTGTTGGCGTTCCGCAGCTTCGAGCGTTTCAACCAGAAAACTTGCCGGGGCTGCAAGGCATCAACTTGATGCAATTGCCTGCCGCACAAGGTTTGTCAGCGGAAGGCTTGCCGCAACTTCGTGGCGTAGATACGTCGCGGTTGCCGGGGTTGCGTGGCGAAACGCCGACTTTTGGCGCAAGAGGCGAGGCAGCGCCGTTGCAGCAACAAACTGCGCTTGGCCTTGGCGGCGTTCAAAACGTCCAATATGCGCCGAACTTGGGCATTTTTGGATTAGCGCGTGGCGAAGTCCCAACGGAGCGTTTGCAACGTGGCATTGACACTTCTGAATTGGCTGCCATGCCTGTATCCGCTGGCACCACGGGCCAGCAGGCAATTCTTTCGCGGGTCATGCCGCAGATTCAACAGCAGCGTCAAATGCTGGAGACGCAACTAGCGAATCAAGGTATTCCGCGTGGTTCGGAAGCGTACAACCGCGCTATCACCGAACAGCAGCAGCAAGAAAACGACGCGATCCAGCAAGCCGCCCTGCAAGGGTTGCAGTTGGATATGCAAGCCCGCCAACAAGGATTTGGCGAACAGCAAGCACAAGCGCAGTTTGCCAACCAAGCCGCCCTTGGGCAGTTTGGCATGGGTACGACGGCAGCCGATGTGTACAACCGCGCATTGCAGCAAAACGTCGGCACCGCTTTGACGCAACAACAAGCGCAGAACGCCGCCCAACAGCAAGACTTTGCCCAGCGGGTAGCCGCAGGTGAGTTTGGCAATGCCGCTCAACAAGCCTTGTTTGGTGCAGGTATGCAGCAAGCAAGCCTCGCAAATCAGGCCGCTGGTCAGAACTTTCAGCAGCAGTTGGCGGCGCAGCAATTTGCCAATCAAGCTCGGGCGCAAGGATTTGGTGAGCAACAAGCGCAAGCCGCGTTGGCATCGCAACAACGCGGGCAGTTGTTTGACGAGCGGCAGGCCGTTCAGCAAGCGGCTAACCAGCTTCGCGCACAAGGGCTGTCTGAGCAGCAAGTTCAAGCGGCGCTTTCAAGCCAGCAACGCGGGCAACTGTTTGGCGAGCAGCAGGCCGTTCAGCAGGCTTACAACCAAGCTGGATTGCAGCAACAGCAGGCTGCGTTGGCAAACCAAGACGCTTACAACCGAGCGGTGCAACAAAACCTTGCGGCTGGCCTCAACATCCAGCAAGCGCAAAATGCCGCCGCCCAACAAGCTTTTGGGCAGCAACTTTCCGCTCAACAGCTGCAAAACCAAGCCGCTGCACAAAACCAAGATGCCGCGCTTCGGGCTTACCAAGCGTTGTTGTCGGGTCAAGCGCAAGGCTTTGGTCAGCAGATGGATGTGCAGGCCGCTCGCAACGCAGCCTTGGCGCAGAACCAAGCCATTGCCGCCCAACAGCAGCAAATGGCAAATGCCGCACAACTTCAACAGTACAACCAAGCCCTGCAAAACGCTCAGTTTGGCAACACCGCCCTGCAACAGTCGCTGCAGCAGCAGTTGGCATTGCGAAATCAGCCGATCAACGAGATCGCTGCGCTTATGTCAGGCGTTCAAGTCAATATGCCGCAGTTCCAAGGCTACCAAGGTGCCAACGTGGCGGCAGCGCCGATATTTGCCGGAACACAAGCCGCAGGCGATTTTGCCCAACGCAACTACAGCAACCAAGTGGGCGCATATAACGCTCAACTTGGCTTGTTGAGCGGATTGGCTGGCGCGGCTGGCGGTTACTTCGGAGGTCGGTAATGAACGGTCGATACCAAACCTTTAGCGGCCCCATGTCACGCCAACAGAAGCTCGCTAACGCCCTTCAGCAGCGTGGCAGCGCGGATAACTTCACGCCCGCCCAAGATATGCAGTATTCGCCAAACCCGATGACGATGGTTCCGGCGCAGCCGCAGTTTGGCCGGACGTTCCCCAAGACCCCGTTAACCCAACCCAAGCCCAAGTCACCCGGCATGACCACCCCGCAAGGCGGTAGTTACAGAGGGGATTTCGAAAATGCCAGTTAATTACGTTCCCACGTTTCAAATGCCCTCAGAGTACGAGCGCCAAGTAGCCGAGGCTCGCCGTCGTCAAGCGATGGCAGAAGCCCTTGAAGCGCAGGCATACCGCCCGCTGTCGGGATCGGACGCGCCGACTCCTGCCGCAGCGCCGCTCGTCTCGGCATTGCAGTCGTTCATGTCAGCCCGCCAGCGCAAAAAGGCGATGGAAGCGGCGACAAAAGCCGAGGAAATGGAAAGCACCGCAGGCAAGCAGATTGCCGGTCGGTTGCGCGGTGGTTATGTGTACGACCCAAAGGCCGCCACCCCCGCTGCTATCCCCGAACAAACCGAATTGGAAGAATTCCAACCTACGTCGCAATACCGCCAAGACGTAGAAGGCGCATTGAACATGGCGATGACGCCGGTAGGCACGGCTGCGATGAAGCGCGCACCGTTGCTTGCTGCCGCCCTTGAAAAAGGCATGGAAACGCCAAAGGCAAGCAAATATAGCCCAACCGTTCAATACGATGATAAAGGCAAAGCGTTTGTTGTAAGCGAGGCCGGTGATGTCAAGTATTTGACGGGCGTTCAAAAGCCAGCAGAACCATCCAAGCCGCCTGCTACGCACGGCAATTTGCAATGGAACGCTGCGCTTAATAAATGGGAAAGCATCCCCGGTTATAAGCCTCCTGATCCGCTGGCTGGAGATCGCGCAAGAAGCGCTGGCGAAGATCGTTTGCGCCGCGAATTTGATAACGCCATCAAGCCGGATTTGGATGAGCTTTCTCAAATTGGCAAAGTCAAAACCATATTCCAAAGCGTACCGGCTGGCGGCAAGCCAAATGCTATCCAACAAGACGTACTTGTTACGTTGTTGATGAAGTGTATTGAGCCGGGCAGCGTGGTGCGTGAGGGCGAATACGACCGCTTGGTTTCTCGTCAGGGATTGGTTGCCAGAGCGCAAACTTTGCTAAACAAGGTTCAGACGGGTGAACCGTTGACGGGCGAAGCGCTTAACCAAATCGCAGGCTTGGCGCGGTTGTTTGAAGAAGCCGCAACTAACCGAGTACGCAAGAAAGCAGCCAACATTTCTGCTTTGGCTGGCAATCGACAATTAGACATTAACAACATCATCTTGGAACCGAGCTTCTTGCAAAAGCCTATTGAGATTGGCTCTTCGCTCTCTGGTAAGCCGCAAGGAAAACCGTCTTGGACGCCAGAATTGCAAAGCGAACTTGATGCGTTAGAGCAAAAGATGAAAAACCCGCCGGGGGGTCGATAAATGGCGCTTACCCCAGAGGAGCAAGCACGACTGCAATTTTTGCGTGACCAAAAGCGTTACGCAGAACTTCAGCAAATGAAGGCTATGACTCACGAACAGGGGCCGATCCCCGAGGCAGAGTCAGAGAGCTTTAAGGTTGGTCGCACCATGCCGCCTTGGGCAAGAGCGGCGCTAAAAACCGCTGAAGTGCTGTCATTTGGTATTTCGCCAAAGGCTATGGGGCCGAAGGGCGAACAAATGGTGCGCGGCGCTACGACGCAATTTGAGGAAGAAAACCCTAAAACTGCGTTTGGCATGGAAGTGCTTGGGGCCGTTCCCGCTAGCTTGGCGTCTATGCCCCGTGCGGCTGTTCGCGCAACCACACGCGGCGCGGCCCGAGAAATCAGCCCCGCAGCGCGTATTTTGCAAGCTGGCGGTACAGGCGCGGCAGAAGGCGTTATATCTGGTGCGGGTTATTCTCAGGCCGAAACGCCG